CAGCCGGTGTGATTTTGATATCAACCGCGTCTTGCGGCGATACCTGATAATAACCGAAAAGGATAGCAAAGAGGAGGGCAAGGGCGGCAATCGCCCCTGCCACTAGGCCGCACACGGCGGCGATGATTTGATTCTTAAAATTCTTAGATGCCATTTTCCTCCATTTCTCCATATCTTAGATGCGTCATACATATAGTGCCATCTGGCCGCACTTCTGTAATCTTGTATAGTTGCTTGCTTGGAGTCTTCTTGTAGGCCTTGGCCCTAAACACGCTCCCTCTTTTGTAACCATTCACCACCAATTTGACTCCACGATTGAAGAATCCTGCCTCTACAACCTTGTTGACACCACCAACCTTCTCAGATATGCGGCGGTTGTATTTGGCAAAGAAGTCTAGGTCAAACTTGACAGTGACAACACCGCTACCAACAGTAAGCAGGTTAACGGTAGCCTTGGTGTTGTTCTTACCAATAACCGTGCCCATAATCCTACAAGTCTTAAAGATAGGAATCTCGCGGCCATTTCGCTTGAAGGTGTATTCCACTTCTGGGTCATCTGGCAGGTTATCGTATTCTCTAATATTATACCAATCTTGATGTACATTGGCAAGCTCGTGCTCGTGATAATAGTACCCCATGGATTCCATTTCCCACGAAGACTCGTTACCTGCCGCGTACTTGTTCCATTGCTCTTGGAACAGAGCATCGTTCAGCTTGTCAAGTAGCTCCTGTTGATGCTCTTGGATATACTTCTTTGCAGGTTTCATCGCCTTAGTATACATCTTCTGCCACTTCTTCTGGTCAATTCCAAGAGTGTCATAGATTGGCTCTAGCTCGTCAATGTCAAAGAATTGCTCGTAGAAGTCATAATAGTTGTAGTTGATTACATAGACCTTATCTACTTTTTTGTTCGCTCTTAGAGACTTGTTAAAGACAAACAAACGCTTTTGGAAATCTAACTCTTCTGGAAGCAGGTTGCTATCCATCAAAGTCTTGAAATTTTGCATCGTCAGTCTGGTCTTTGGCTCGCTGATTTGACGAATATAATCCTCAAGAATCTTGCGGCGCTCGCCAAATTGGTCAAAGGCACCGGACTTGATTAGAGATAGTGTGACGGTTCTGTTACAGCCAGTCTTGTCGATAAAGTCTTGAAGAGAGGAATATGGGCGATTTTGGATGATAGTCTCAATCACTTCGCCACCGACGCCATTCAAAGACTTTAATCCATATAAAATTGCATTGTTTGACTCATCAGGAGTAAATAGATAATCAGATTTATTGATATCAATTGGTACTACATTAATGCCGCGTGCAGTCATATTGCCAATTGCCTTAGCAATCTTGTCATAATCAGTAGAATCATCTTCTTCTATTCCTGCGTCTACTCGGAGACACGCTGTGTTCCAATAGACAATAGGAAAATAGGTGGCAAGATAAACTGTTTGAAGTCCGATATATGAATAAGCAAGAGAATGGATTAAAGAAAAACTATCAATTTATCCACAGTCACCTGTGGGTTGGACTATATCTTAACTACTAATCATTAGTAGCAATACCTGTTTCCACCTGCGTATCAATAGCAGATGTACTGGAAGATTGACCTTCCATAGTCTCTACAGGTTGTTTAAAGGATATGATAAGGATTCATCTTTCCAACGTTCACCTTTATTAATTTGACGCACCGTTTCTGTTGTGTAACCAGTAATTTGAGCTACTTCTTCTCGGGTATTTCCTTGGAGTAATAACTGTTTAGCCAATTGCTGTCTTTCACTGGCTCTTTGTAGATGTGTCTTTTTTCTAATAGGATACGTTGGATATAACCCTGGCCGCAAAGCACCAGAATTAATTTTTTTTACAGTAGAATATCCTAAATCTAATTGTTTAGCTATTTTTGCTAAAGAGAGGTCTGTATTCACCAATAAGTTAATAAGCTCGTCATAATCGTTATCATCTTTGTAGTATTTACAAAGTGGATATGTTTCATTGTCATCGTAATAATATACACCGTGATTAATAGAAGAAATAAAAGCGGCACTAATATTAAACTTTTTTTGTATATCTATGAAAGGAATTTTGTCTTTTAGCATTTGTTTAATATTAGCTAAATCTTGTTTGCTAACAACACGGCTATGTTCAGGTTGACCTCCACCTAAATCCATATTATAGCCTTGTCCATTTCCACAATATGTGTTTAATTTAGCAATCCAAAATTTTTCTTGAGAATTAACTACGGCTATATCATCAGTGTATAGAATTTCTAATACTTCAAAGTCAAAATTATCATATCCATATTGACGAATTTTTTTATGAACCAAATCATTATAACTTGTTGAATTAGGATTATAAGAAGCAGATTTATGTTCTCTTTGCCGTCTATGGATATTGTTCGTTTGTCCTACATATTTATGACCATTTATCTTATTGGTGTAACAATAAATATAATACATATCCTTTAAACCTTCCCACGGGATTGTCTTATAAAAACCTACAATGGTATATATATTATACCCCATTGTCTAATATATTATAAGATTTCCCCGTTAGCAATTATCTAGTTTTGCCCAGATAATTACCCCGCTGATAAACGGAAAAGGTATTTTAAGGGGCAAGTTTTTACCCCATTTGGGGCTTTAACGCTGTTTCCCAAACATACTTACCAAAGTTCTCGTTAGGTGCTTGTTTAAGTACCTTTGCATGAAGTTCAGGAACTTTGTCCATTTGTTTCTTACCAACAATCTTGCGGGCGGCATTCGCTTCGGAAAGCGTAAAATGACAAATATCCTTATCCATCAAGATTAACATCATATCTTCTTGTTGAGCGGGGGCGGCGTGAGTTGGAAGATAATATGGCTCAAGAATTTTTTGTTCTTCTTTTGATAGGCCCCACCGATCCATTTCGTCATACCATTGAGAAATATCGGCTTTCATTCTAACATAACGCTCAGTAGGGGTTTCGCCACCCTTTTCAGAAGCCATCAGCCGCATTGCTGAATTACAGTCTGCCATTTCTTTTGGAGTGTGCGGCTTTACAATTTTAATAGTTTGACCACCTACTTGCGTATCAAACTGAAAAAGCTTCAAGATTTTTCCGCTACTAGCGGCTTCCCAAAGTTTATCATCTTGAAGTGGTAAAACATCGGGATGCAGGTATTTATCGTAAGCTTCTTTAAGAGTGAGATTCTTATCAATCTTTCCACCTTCTTGAAGGAGGTTGATACATTGCGTGATAACATCTTGAATCTCAGTTACAAGGAAGTCATATTTTACATCACCGCAATACTCGGCATCGTGTAGAGAATATTGCGTAGTGATTGCTCCATTTTTAGCTTTCATAAAGCAGGCTGTTTCATAGGGGTCTTTGTCATAAAAGTTAACTCCACTTGCATGGATACCTCGCTGTGTAATTAAGCCGCTAATGTTGAGAAGGATATCCAATAGTCCCGGATAACTGTTTACTGTTTTAACAAAGTTATTAACTGGTTTACGCTCTTTTTCTTCGTTGCCATAAACACAATCTGAAATACTCCAAACAAAGCCACGTTCCGAAGGAATAAGAGAAGAAAGATATTCTGCTTCGTCTAAATCAATACCAGTTGGAAATTCTTCAGAACGATAACCACGACAAGCAATTTTGACAGCTGCTTTAGAAGTAACTGTGCCATAGGTGCAAACTTGAACGCAACCGAGTTGACCACGTTCTTCTCGAATGCGGCTAAAGATTTCTTCACGTTTAGAAGGGCATACGTCAATATCAATATCGCCAAGCTCGATACGGTCTTTGTTTGAATAACGCCAGTAAGGGAGATTGTTCTTAATAGGGTCAAGCTGAGTAACGCCAAGTAGCCAGTGATTAAGTCCAGAACAAGCTGAACCACGTCCTGCCCCTACAGTAGAGCCGCACTCCCAAAAAAGATTAATATAGTGTTGAAGAAAAATAGGATAAGCGAACATACAAGTTTCAAGCTTGTCGCCGATTACGGCTTGAATATCCGCTTCTTCTTCAAGACGAGAAAGATAAGTATCATTGTAGAGGTTACGCTTCTTTAGTTCTTGAGAACAATAGTTTATCCAATAGCGTTCCTGAGAATTATCTGAGTGAGATAGTTTATCAAGTGTTGGATATTTCTTTGTGTCATAAATATGGCTATCAACTGCTTCTTTTGGAAAATCTGGTACAGCCACTTGCGGAACGTGCTGCTTTCTCTTTAAAGTATAATATTCACACCTATCCCAAATTTTCATTGAATTGGCACAAAGCTCTTCGTAATCAAGTTCAGTGCCTTCGAGATTGCGGCGAATCTCTTCTTCTGATTGAAGATAAGCATACTCGTAAAAGCTATCAACTTCTCGTTCTCCTTCTTTAGAGTTGAGAAAAGCCTTGTGAATATATCTATCTTCTTTGCGAAGATAATGACTATCACAGGTGACACAAATTGGTAGACCAAAAGCTTTTGCAATAGAAGACATTCTTTGGTTTACAATTATCTGGTCTTCTGATTGTGCGGGCTGAACTTCTAGAGAGAAGTTCCCTTCTCCGTAGATATTAATACACCATTCAAGAAAAGTAACAATCTTATCGTGGGCTTGTTTTTCTCCTGCAATATTGCCTAGCATTTCGGCTTCGTGGAGTTCAAGGATAGCTTTGTCTAATTCAGACCCGAGACAAGCAGTAGAAGCATAGATATGTCCTTGACCATATCGCCGCACAACGTCTTCTACTTCGCTTTTTAAAGTTGGTACACGCTCCATCCCTCGGTCATAATAACTATTCATCCACGCAGTAGAAGATAACTCACGAAGCATTTTGTGTCCAAGAGAGTCGAGAGCAATTAAAATATGATGGTAGTATTGCTGTCCAGTATCTCTAGTGTCTGTTAGATAAATTTCGTTACCACGAACTATCTTAAAATCAGAATTTGTGTCTCGATATTTATCTTGGAGCTTATCCAATTCTACGTGTGCTCCAAGACTTTCGTGGTCGGTTACAGCAATTCCTGCAAGACCAAGTTCTATTGCTTTATCTATTAGTTCTTTTGGACGAATAATACAATCAAGTAGACGAAGATTAGACCTAAGAATAGTGCGTGTGATTGTGAAAATCAAAACGTCGCACTGTCAAAGGCACCACCTCCTTTATATAGACTTTTATTCTATATAATTATACCAAAAAAGCACACAGCTTGTCAAGTGCAAGCTATGTGCTTTATCTTTGGCATTTTTGAATTCGTGCATTGGCTAACCTGACATAATCTTCATCAACATCCAGCCCTACAAAATCTCTATCTAAAAGCTTGCAAGCAACACCTGTAGTGCCACTCCCAGAAAACGGGTCAAAGATTTTATATTCAGGTGGGATAATACCTACCAACCATTTCATAATTTCTACTGGCATCTGGCATGGATGTGTAATGCCAATTCCGCCATCATCTTTGTTCTTATTCTTAACTTGAGGGCATTCCTTCCAGTCATAGGAACGAGCACCACCGGTACGCTCGAACAGCTTCTTCACCCGTGGGTCATTCATATCCTTGTAGGGCTGCTTGTAAAGATTGAAGTTTGGCTTAATGTCAAAGTAAGCGCAATCCCTATGCTGTTTCTCAGTGTTTGCATTATATACCCAGCTTGCTACCTTAACAGGAACTTTGTCCAGATAGCGTGCCAGTATATATAGACTTTCAGGATACATGATAACCGCGCACGGAGCCAATGACAACAGCTCGGACAAATCCTTCCAATAGTCTTCATCCTTCTTGTTGTCATTGTAGGTGCGGTAATGATACTTGATATTGTATGGTGGGTCAGTGACAATGACGGTATTATCATCTATATATTGTGCGGAATCCTTATATGCATCGCCGCACATTACTATCTGAGACGCCATGCTACTCCGCACTCGGCTGACGCGCCTTGATATTATCTACCTGCTCTTGGAGGGTGTCTACAATGAACTGATACCCAGCTTGACCAAACTCATAGTACATTTCCTTGCGCAGCCCCTCTCCAAGAGGAGAGCACTTGTCTCCTTTTAGAACCGTCATAATATTATCGAGGTCGATTAGTTCTGAACCAAGATTAACTTTATATTTAAACACCTGTCCTCTTTTCCTTTAGAATATCCATTTCTCTTGAAGGTCATAATCGTCAATTAATATTTGTGGCTTAACGACACCATTCCATTCGTTCTTGCTGCAAGTACCAACAATAGTCAGATATTGATTGGGTTGAATGAACTGCTCGTATAGCTCTTCGCTTGCCTTGAACAGCATGAACTCAACCCCATTGCATTCTATTTTAATGGTTGGGTGTCCCTTTGCCAAGCCTAAAATTTGGACATTGTTTTCTGAAAGGGGAATATCTTTGACTGCAACTGTAGCTTGCGGCATTTCTTGACCCCAAATATCTAGCTCTGCAATCTCAATAATTGTCTGCGGATTGAGCTGAGAAGGTGTCCAAATAAAGTCTACCATATAAGCGGGCGTAAAGTCAATATCTTTATATAGCTCATTGGTCTTTTGGATAAATGCTGCTACGTTCTTTTCTGGTATAGCACAACCCCAAGCCCCCTCGTGTCCAGCCGCCAAAGTCAGTTCTCCAGTTGACTCACATAACGTCCGCATATTCTTGACAGGGCTGAATGAATAGTTTCTAGCTGAACCGCGATAGAAGTATTCTTTATCATCCTTAGTTTTCGTGCGGCGAAGAACAAGTGTAGGATGTTGATATTTAGCTTGTAACTTGTTTGCTACCAACCCAGCA